ACTTAATCTAGCCCAGTTATATAACATCTTAATCATTGATAAAAATTTATCTCGATTAAAAAAACAATCATCAACATTAACAATAAAGATCTGACCGTTTATGTCTTTCCAGTTATAAAAATTAAGCATCTCGTTCTGTATATTAGAATCGATGCCCTGTACTAATCTAGGATCGTAGCCAACTGACTCAAACATGTCCCAGGTTGGCCAACTAGGTCCGGATATCTGACTGTATTTTGATTTACAATAATTTCCGGCATACGCATCAAGGGTTTGCTCGTTGTTGGACTTTAATTGTTGAGAAATCTTACTAAATGATGTATGATTAATTAGTTTTATAATAGGCGATTCAGGCCAAACATTGTACAGGTTTCTTACTGCCTGATCGCCACCGTGCGCATTTAGAAACAATTTCAATTTACTATTGATTAGTTTTTGTAAAAACGTCGACATTTTAGTTGTTTCGCCCCGATGCCAATGTTCAACAGCACGCTGACCATATATCTGCCGATCGCCGAATTCAAACTTATTAATCCAGTCTTTCATGTCTTCCTGCTTTTTAGGCAGTGTAGATATAACTGCATTTAATCTAAAATCATAGTCATCGGGTCTGTCTAACAAATAGCACGCCGATTTGTAATCTTGAGGGCAGCAATGCTTGCTTAACGAAAGGCAATTGGAAATAAATTTCCCCCCAGCAAATCTTGGAAAACTTAGAATTATAAACGGATTATTGTTCATATTTTTTAAGACATGTTAGATAATTACCGCTATAGTAGTGGTTGTAATTGTATTCAATTTCGTCTTGTTGCAACAAATATAGGTCATGCCAGTCAGTAGTAGATAATACACTAAACTTTGATATCATTGACATAAGTTCTACTAGACGTTCAATTGGATTTTGAATCGCATCGAAACGGTAATCAAACAATTTAGTGTACAGTTTAAAACCGTAATATTTTTCTAAGTGCGTGTGCCACCCCGGCTGGGCATACGCTAAAAATAATCCACGAGTTACGATACTGTACAGAAACTTTTCGGTGACAAACGGATAATAACTTGTAGCCATTGTTTCGCTTACAATATGTAAAAAACTTTCAGTTAGTTTGTTTTCGAGCACACGGATATTTTGTCTGTGATTAAACCGTGTATATTTAAAACTATACAATGTGTTGTAAAATTCTTCAGCATTGTAGTCAACAATAAATTTTGTGTAGATTTCGTGTTCGTCGGAAATTAAACTCGATACATGCCCGTATAATGTATCTGCCGAGAATGCTATATTTTTGCTTGAATATTCTTTATTGAAAAAATTAAATCTTTTCAAAGTCCCAACTAATAGTTTTCTACTTACATGTTCTGATCCATTAAAACTACAAACAAAGTTTTTAAAATCTATACCTGGGTGCTGATTATAATTTTTAAAGTTACTAAAATTTAACGAGTCTTGTAATCCAGCAGAAAATTGTATTTTTAAGTTAGGATATTTTTCTATAACTGTTTTTTCTAAAATGTTATGATAAAATATTTTATAATTGTTGGTGTTAGTACAAGTATTTAAATGTGCAAGTACAGAATTATTAAGTTCCGAATCAAACCCGGTTAAATGATCGATTAAGTTTATATTTGAGTCAATCTCAGTCATTGAGGTTGCATCAGTATACGGATAGTAAATATTCTTAGATTTCATAATTCAATCTTAACCAAATTTAATGCAGAATGGTTATTAATTCAATATTAAAATCAACTAAATTAGAAATCAAAATACAATGAATTGCAGGCCGTGACGGCCTGCAATTCTGTACTTAAAAAGTTCTCAGCGGACTCATAAGTGAGTGGTTCACTTAGTGATTACTTCTGCTGACGAGCACGGATCATAGCCAAAATGTCTTCGGCTTTTTGTGCTGGTTTAGCAGCAGTCTGTACAGGTGCGCTAGGAGCAGCGTCATCCACATCAAATGGTGGATCTTCATTTACCGCTGCTGGTTGTGCCGCTGGTGCGGCCGCACGTGGTGCAGGAGCAGGAGTATCTTCATCTGCGCTGCTAGCAGCGCCAGCAGGTGCTTGTAGTCCAGCAGGACGGAAGTACTGGCTCCAACGATCTGGATCGTACGGTTGTCCATCAACTGATGCTTCAAACATTTCTTTGATAACCTTGATCTCTACATCAGTTGGCTTCTTGGGCAAGAAGGTGCTTAGATCAAACAGACCGTGTGCGTCAACCGCTGCTTGTTCTGCTTCGGTTAGAGCCGACTCTTTACGTGCCCACTTTGAAGTAGAGTAGTCAGCATAGCCACCTTTGCTGGTCTTGGTGATACGGAAGTCCAAACCACGTAGGTAGTCAGTTGGTAGTTCTTCCAACTCTGGATCCATTAGTGCGCCTTTGATTGTGGCGAACAATTGAGGACCAATGATAAACTTACGGATTGGGTTTTCGGGTGTAACATCATCCGCTAGTGGGTTTTCGCGAACAAAACCTTGGAAGATGTATGAGCGTTTTTTCCAATACTTACGACCCATGTCCTCAAGACTCTTGTCCTTGAACCAGGTACGTACTTCGGTTAGAATAGGACAAGTTTCGCCCCACATTTCCATACATGGAACTTGGACCATTACTTGTTTACTATCCATTTCTCCTTTAATGCCGCTAAATGGCAATCGGATCATTGCTCGCTCGATCCAGAAGAATGTGTTTTTGGGATTTGCGTCTGGGAGGAAGCGTAGTGTGGCGCTTTGGCCTTCTTCCATATTCCAGTGTGCATAAATTGAGCGATCTCCACCGCCTGTGCTGTTGCTTGAGCCTTTGTTTTCAGCTGCCTGTAGTCTTGCTCGAATTTCTGCTAATGATGCCATAGTATATTTCCTTTCAAAAGTTGCCTATGTTGTGTTGCCTATCTAAAAATTAGATCTTAAGTTGCCTGTGCATACACAGTGCTTAGTATATGCGATAGTATTTAGTGCAGTCAACTAGAAAGACTAAATTACTTTTGTCTAATTTCAATATAATAGATTTGCGTGTAGTGATCTGGTGTATAGTGTGTTGGGCTGTTAAACACATCCGTTATCTGTAAGCCAGCAGCATCTATAAACTGCTCAAAATCTTTTTCTCTATTTAACGAACCTGCTTGGTTTTCTTGCAGCAAAATAACTGCACCCGGTTGTAAATATCGCCCAATATTAGAAAAGAATTCCTGGTGTGCTGACCACTGTTGATCTACGGCAATACGTTGATAGTTATCATCACCGGGACATTGTAAAAAATGCGGTGGGTTTGCTACCACCAAATCAAATTTTTCTTGTTCAGGCAGTCCTGCTACTGCACCGGTTACATAAGCAGACACGTTGTTTAGTTTATTAACTGCTGCTGTTTCTTGTGCTCGAGCCATAGCCTCATCGTATACATCGCTTAAACACAAACTTTTACATAATCCGTGGTCCAGCAAACCAAACCCAATATAGCCCGGGCCAGCACACCATTCATAACAACGTTCAAATGGTTTAGAGTATCGTTGTTTTATAATGTTAATGTATTCTTGTCCAAACCAGGTGCCGCCGCCGTCCATCCAACTGTCGTATTGTACCCGGTATTGATTTGGTCCTGATGTTAAAAATTCCATTATAGTCTTTCTGGCCTATTAGGCTCTTTCCAATTTAACGTATTATTTTCTGCTTGCACTGTGCACTCATTCATCCAGGAAACAGTAGCATCACTTAGTAGTCCTGGTGCAATCGAGTTTAAGTATTCTACATGTTCGTCGGGGGTAGGATGAAAATCTCTGTTTTTAGGATCAAAATTATCTTTAATCCCTGGGCGAGACCACCATTCACCGTTAAACACTACGTCTAATACACTAGGTCCAATATCAGACAACACATTGCTGTATAACGAATAGACATCAGTGTTTTCTTGTTTTGTGTCACCGGGGTTAAATCCTAACCCTGTGGTCTCATTTGTTTCCTTTAGAGGAACCATGCTCAAGAATCGATATTTGCAACCCCAATGATCCAGTAGATTTTTTGCTGCTGCTATGTTTGCCATGTCTCTAATTAAGTATCCGCGCTCACAGGCAAACTTTTTTACATACTCTGCAGGCAATGAACTGCCGGCACTCCAGTAGACATTCCCACCTTCTAGCCACCGTGATCCAACATAACGATCTTCTCTGCTAGTGTTAGTCCACATTATCCATACTGTATCATCCGGTCCTAGTTTTTTGCGTTGATTACACTCAATTAGACTCCACAGTATATAACTATTGCCTGCGCCACACAGTCCCCAGTTTTCAAATTGATCGTATTCTCGTCCTAGTGCGTCTGCCCACGTTGGCCAGCGCCAATATTGAGTAAAACTACAACCGAATGTATAGAGTTTAGACATAGTGTTTTCCGTATGCTTGACTCGAGTTCCAGTACTGGTCAGGCACTGTAACATGTCGTTGCTCAAACCATTCTCGGGCGAATATCCAATCTTTACGCGATGTATGACTAAAATTGCTGGCTGCATTTATGCCAACCGGTAATTTTTGATCGGTATACCTATGTCTAAACACCTCAATTAACTGAAACTCACTCATTATCATTGAGCGGGCGTCAGGATCATATGCTACTAATTCATTGGTTTCGAACAAAGACATGTGTAAATCAAATACTGACTTTCCGTGCAAGGCTTCAATCCTTTGTCTTAGTGCAATCAATAAATCTTTATCCAGTGGTCTAAAAGGTACACTGCTAAAACACCACCAATGATCTGGATTGCCGATCCAGGGTGTGTCACAAATCAACATGTACCCAACATATTTTCTATTACCAATTTCAATAGGGCCGGGTACCGGGGGCATAACAGTGGCACTAATTCTATCTAATTTCGGGGGTTCTTCAAAACAAACGTCGGCGTCTACAAGTAACCACCGACTGCCTGGGACAAAATAATCTAGATACAGTTTAACTAATTGTTGTCTAAACCAACCCCCGGGCTTAACATCGTACATACCCTTAAAATCACTAACTCTATGATATGCAATTTCGACCCCGGGGAAATTTTGATTAATATATTGTTGACAATCTTCTACATATGTTGGCCAATTTTTTAGATCGATGTCATCAATAATAATGTCAATAGGAAAGCCTGCGGCATGTTGTTGTATGCTGCGCAGGCTTAATATTTGGGTAAAAAAGTAACCCGGAAATGTTGTTAGTACAATTCGATCAATGTTCACCTATTACTTACCAAGTGCAAGTCTCCGTAGTTGACTAATTGAATCAGATTCTTCTAAACCAAAATTAGTCCAGTTACCAGTGTATTCTTGTATTTCTTCTTCCTCTACACTTTGCGGTAATTGTTCATCGCCTGCTACGGTTTGGGCAAGTTGGTCTGGTTGTGCAACTATTGGCTCTTCGGGGTTTGTTGTTTGTAGTTGTCCCAATACTGATTCAATGTCAGGACTGTTTGAAGAAAGTTCTTGCATGCGAGTCATTACTACACTTCTAGCGTCGGCGTTTGCATCAGCGGCTGCAAGATCTTGCAGTTGATCAAATAACACATCGTCGCCAAATACATCATACAACTGTTCTGTGGCGTTTGTAGCATCGGCTCCTACTGGAAAATCCTTAGACATTAAGTCAACTAATGTTTGTTTTTGTTCGGGAGTTTCAGGTAATGCCCAAGTGCCTTCGGTTAGATTATTAATCCAAGATTCAAAAATTTGTGCTTCTTTCATTTGGTTGGCCTCTTGTGTGATACGTGCCAACAATGGCAATGCTTCTTCAATTCTATGGTCTATTGTTTGTTTTACAAACAAATCTTTAATGTCTTCAATAACTAATTCGCCTTCGTTAATCTCAGCAGGATTCCAGGATTCGAAATAAGTGTTATATCCGCGGCTTGTACCCAAGTGTTTGAGTACACTGTGCATATTTTTGTAGTATGAATCAGTTTGCTCAACAAGATTTTTAGTATCGCCTTCAAAGATTTGCCCGGCGCTGGCTCTGCGGAAACGACTTAATACTGATAATTCTTCAACTATTTCATTGATGTGCAAACCGCGTGGATCGTACGGATTACCACCTTGCTTTACATGTTCTAACATGGCTTTGGCTGCGGTCAAACTACGAGTTTTCATTTTAAAACGTTCGCTATCGGCAGTTTCGATATAAATGCTTTCAATGAATCGGAAGCGTGCTTCGCCTTCGCCAAGTGCCTTTTTATGCTTAATCACCAGACGTGCTTCCGTAGGGTTTCCGTTCCAACTTGTACGTCCTCGTCCTTGCCAAGATTCAAATAAGCCTTCACTAATCGATGCTTGCCCTTGCTTGGCATATTTTAACTTGCTGATGTTTTCAGGACTGAATGTTAAAAAGTTTTTTGTGGCAAATTGTTTTAGTTGGAACAAGAAATCAAACCAATCTTTCTTGTCCTGCCCTTCCATTGTTTTGCCTACATTGTCGCCAAAGAATAAAATTAGTTCGTTGTCTGAATTTAACATGACAACAACTGTACCGTAATTCTTCCCAGACTGTGCAACAAAATCGAATCTAAACTCATCTGCTGCTGCAATATCTGAATTTCCTTGATCATCAACTGGTGGCTTACCAGTTGCGCTATTCAATGCTTGAATATCGAAATTTTTAGTGATCAAAAGATCATACAGTTGTTGATTTGAGGTATTCTGGGACATAATGTTATATTTAGTTCTATGTGCAATTGAGCAAGGTGCGTTAGGTCATTAAAATAAACGGTAATGGTTCAATCATAACTTCTGCATTATGATCTCGCATTTGTTGATCTAGATCCATATGGTAACTTTGAAGTAATTGCATCATGCGCACTACTAGCAGCGTAGACATAACTAAATCATCTGTTTCGCCTTGCTTTGCAGCATAACTAGTTCCTGCCGCAATAAACGTTTTAAGTTCAGAAATCAAGGGCTTGCTGTTAATCTTCATTCGCTTAGATTCAACTAACACTTTAAGTTTGTTACATGCTGTAATCTTGGCTTTGTGGCTGGTATTAAATCCTTTTCTCCAGCGGCGCCCAGTAGATGCAGTAACTGTGCCATCACTTAAAAAGTATCCTTCGATATTTTCTTCACCAAATTCAGCAATGCTAATCAATGCGGCTTCACCAATGGTATTGTTTTCAACCGAGTAGTAGATAGAGTTTTTATCTTTAACAAAACTGTTAATATACTTGATTACGTCGATTAAAATTTTAACTTGCGTGGGAATGTCAGTTCTATTGTGACGCCACTCTCCAACTTGCGTAGTTGTGTTGGCTTCAAATATTTGAATAGCAGCGGGATCACCGCCGGTTCCTAGACTAGGATCTAATCCTACTACATAAATTTTTCCAGGCTCAGGTTGCTTATACCAGCGAACTTGTCCTGTTTTATTTGTAGGTTCTATGCCTTCTAGGTCAATTAACGTAGTAGGAGCAATTAGTGTTTCGTCGTTGATAATGAATTCGCAGCCAATTTCTCGTCGAAAACGATCTGTTCCTAACTGCGCTTCCATATCTCTGCCCCACTGCTCGTCACGATCGGGGTGTTCTTGCCAGTAGGCTCTGTATGCTTTAAATCCGTTTTTACCTACTTCAGTGGGATTTCCGTACTCGTCTTCGCACTTGTTAGCCAACTTCCAAATGTAGGCAAACTGATCTTCGTCACTGTTTGGGGTTGATGTAATAATTGCTTTACCACCAGTTGCCAAGGTAGGACTAATAGAAGTCCAAAATTCTTTAGCAATACCCGGTCTTACGAATGCAAACTCGTCAGCGTATAGGAGCGTAATAGACATACCACGACCGGTATTTTCAGTTGTTGTAGCACTAACAATACGCGAGCCGTTTTCAAAATCTATACTACCTTTGTTATAACTTACAACGCCAGCACGTATATGGTCAGGACATAACTCATAAGCAAATCGAATACGCTGCATAATTTCCTGCGCACCTGTGTACTTGTGTGCAGCAATAAGAATAGTTGAATCGGGAACGAACATTGCGTACCAGAGCAGATAGCCAGCAGCACTAGTTGATTTGCCTGTTTGTCGTGGCATCAACGATATTGAATATCGATAGTTATGATAAGTGTGTATCAACTTCTTTTGATACTCGTACGGATGGTACAACATCTTGCCCCTAGTTGGGTGCTGGATGTAGAAAAAGTGATCCATAAAGTATTCCGGACCTGTATCCGGATCCGCACATGCCAAAAATTCGCCAAGTTGTTCTTCAGTAAAAACTTGTTTTTTGTGTGGTGCTTTAACTAATACGCCTTCGAGAGTGCTCATGGCTATATTTAACGTGATCTAGATTGGTTAAGTGCAAACCAGGCGGGTGTACCTGGTCTTATACCTAACTGTTTTGCTTCATCTCTTAGTTGAAAATGTTGATCTGCTATTTGTTGCCGCTTGTGCGCATCGTATGCTGCGCTAACTGCCGCCGGTGTTAATGTACCTAATGTACCCGACCCTTTTAGTTGATGTATAGGATCAATGGGATCTAGATAGCAGTCCTCATCGGGACTGCTATAACTTAAGTTACTAGTAGAAAATTTTAATTCTCTTGTCATTGGCACCAAGATTGTTTGGCGTCACCATAGTATTCACGAGCAAAGCCGTTGGCAATTAAGCCCTGACGCAGACTGCGACCGTCTAGAATGATATCGCCTAGCACACGACCACCAAATTTGTCCCAAGCATATAGTGTAACTTGACGCTTTTGCGATGCTGCTACTGCCTTGGTTGTAAACTCTGTGGCTGCTTTGCCACGAGCATCCTCTTGTGGACATTGTGCGCGGAAACCCTTTTCGGGAGTATCGACACCGTATATGCGAACTGCCAATTGTGGCTTTAGAGGTGCTGGTAAAAATGGTGCAGCAATAACCACAGTGTCTCCGTCGTTAACTTTAACAATTTGTGCGTCATATGTAACACCTTGTGGCGTTTTTTGTGCTAATGCTGATCCTAGCATGCCAAATATCAGTGTAATTGTAGAGACAAATAATTTCATTGGTGTTCCTTGATTTGATTAAACAGGCACTACGGTAATTGTTGCACTTGGAGTATTTGGTCTTACATACGGAGACGAAATGCCTGCTGTGTATTCTAAACTTATACCAGAAGTATTATCAACAGCGTAACGCAATTCAATATACGAATTTGCCGAAAGATTCGTTACGGTCCACGAATTAAACACACTAGTATAAGTAGGCACTCCGCCGCCTGCTGGTCTTAATCCGATTCTTATTGATGTGTCTTCTAAATCTGTGCCATCTTGTGCTAGCCAAATATAAGCAGTTCGTTCGGCATTATCTACATTTTTTGTTTGCATTTCAACAGAGACTTGATAATCTCCGGCAGTGGATACAACAACTCTGGTAGGTTCACCAGCGGAAACTGTGACACCGTTAGATTCAGGATGTACATGAGTATTAGCGTACCAATCAAAATTAGCCACTGTGTTTGCTACGTTAGCAACAACGTTGGCTCTTTTATGAAGGCATCCATATATCGGATTGGAACTAACATGGCCAGTTACAGCAATATTACCCGTAACAGCAAGATTACCAGTTACGTTAACATCACCACTAGCGGAAGTAACTGTATTAACTGTAATAATGTTGGCTGTTATGTTAGCACCAGTGGCTAATGCTACCGGAATGCCCCCAGCAGTGTTTCCGTCGCTGACATATATTGAATTTAGATCGGGATTATACCAGAGACGGTCCAACTGCCCAACATAGGTGTCAGGATCAGTGTTATTATCTCGACTTGTATAAAAATTTTGAACGCTTCCCACTGTAGTTCTCCTTAACTATCCAGTGGCTCGTCGTCGCTCATTTCATTACGAATTAATGCGTTAACACCTGCTGCACGTTTCATTGACTCTAATGCAGCAGTTTCTTCTTCGCTCATTGGAGTTGTTTTGTAATTACTTGCTAGTGGATCTTGATCGCAGTTGTCTTCGCTGTAGATATTTTCGACATCAACTGCACGCTTTAACAACTCAAGTTTAAGTTGCAGTGGAGGGACCATTTTGTCATCAGGTTGTTTGACCAGTGGTGTGCCATCTTCGTCATACATCGTATCTTTTGGGTCGTTGCTGCCAGACTCTGCACCTGCTGGCTGATCGCCGGCTTCGGAACCGTCGCGACGTTGATTGATTAAATCAGCCAACTTTCTCATAAAATCTATTTCATTAATTCTCATCTTGGGTATCCTTTGAATGCTTTTACTGGACTTGTTTTGTTTACTGCTGGATGCTCTTCGCTATCCATATCACCGTGATTTAAATCTTTATATTGTGATCCTATTGCCCGGTATGCTTTTTCTAGCATACGCTGCTCGACTTCAGTGTACGGGGCAGAGAGATTGTTGCGCCCGATCCAAGACTCAGAATCAATTGGTTCCACAAAATCATCACCGTCGTTGCAGGCAGCAGCCATCATTACACGGTTGAGTTCGTATACACGATCAGAAAACTCACGATCTCGGAATGTGTTTAATCCCCGTGTGCCAGACTGCAAACGTTTACTAAGTTTACCTACTTTGCTTTCGCTGACAAATTCACGGGCTCGCACTATTATTCTCCAACGTAACTTCCGCCACCTTGTACGCCAGCAGTTCCAGAACTTGCTGTTCCGCACTCAGATGCAGTAAAGTTTGATCCAGTAATTGTAAGATAATTACCAACGCCTACGTATTTGTATTCAGTTTTAAAGGCAGGGACACTTACAGCATTGCTGTAGATGGAGTTAGTAAAGTCTGGAGCAAGCCAAACTTGATAAGTTACAGCGGTATTGCCAGTTGAAATTTCAACTTTATCTGTTGCCCAAACTACGTTGGCTACTGAGGTATAAACATTTGCTTGACTTGACATTAAAAAAACTCCGTTATTGATTATTTAGCGTTAATTCCAGGTTTTCTTTAACCAAACTTTTACAACATCTGGATTAGCATCTACTGCATCTGCAATGAATTTAATAGTATATCCTTCATTCCTTAGTTGATGTATTTTGTTGTATTGATCTTCAGTTAATGATCTTCTAGTCATTGCCCGTTTTTTTATTTGCTCAGGCGTCCATTTAACCCAAGGCTTTTTCATACCAGTATGGGCCTCGGATATTTTTTTACGAGATTCAATTGTGTGTTTTTTGCCTGCCATGCGATCGTAATTTTTAGATTTTCCCTTTAACGCAGTACTTCTAGCACTATTTGATTCTGCTGACATTTGAATTCCGTTATTGCCATCGCCGCCGCGTGTTGCATTGTATCCAACATCATAAGTTTTGTAATAATCTATATACTCTATTTCTTTTTCTTTGGCGATTTTTCTAGTAGGCACCTGTTCCAATAATTCGACTATCCAACATTCATGACCATATTTTCTTAAAGCATTATAAAAAGGTCTGTTATCTTTGTTTTTATCAGCAGATTTTTTATGTTGCTTCCATCGCACTTCTATAGACTGACTAGTCCAACCTATATAGGATTTGTTTGTATTTTGATTTGTAATTTTATAAATCGATGAAGTCATACATTTATTTAGTATGACTTATTGAGATCACCAAGCCCTACAAGACCAATATCTCGCCTTTGTCTTCGGTCCGGGATTATCACAATTATGTCTAGCCCTGAACGATTTTCTTCTAGCCGGATTGCTTTTCTTGATTCGCATAGTCTTTTGACCGGCACGTCGAGCCGATGTGCCCCCATGTCCAAAGTTTACTTTTTTAATATTGCCAGTTGATGGATCACGAACGTAGACTTTAAATTTGGCGACATCACCACGCATGGGTTTGCCTAGCGGTACTTCACGACCCTGGTACTCGGCTTCGTCTAGCGCATCGCCAACGTCCATTGGTTCGTCGTAGCGATTTAATTTACTTTGTAAATTACGTTCTACTGCTCTAACCCATGAACTAACATCACTTGAGCCAATTTCATCATCGGGACCAATGTTTATAGAATCGGCAACATCATCAATTGCTTGTGTAACATAGCCCGGACCGTATTTGGCTAACAAATCAGTACGCTGGCGAAGAATTCGAGCGGTAATAGCATTTGCTACTGGATTATTTTCATGATTATCTTCTGCTACAAAATCGCTCTTGTTGCTTTCAATATAATCTGCAGCAGTATCTACATAATCAGCGGCTTTGTTGATTTTGCTCTGGACCCACTCTGGCATGTTTTCATTATCATCTAACATGCCTGTAAGTCGACGGGCGGCACGTATAATAGTTGCTAAATCATCTTTAGCCATGTCGCCTTCGTTGTCGTACTCGCCTTGATCTACTACTTCAATTTCTGTGTCATAGTCTGACTCTTCAACACCGTTGACCGAACGCCAAAACTGTTCGGCTTCTCCTTGAGAGAATAAATGTCCAAATCTCTCAACGAAGTCTTTTAATTCCATGCGTTCAGCAGTCTGATACATGCGTTGTTTAAATTGTCCTTCAAACAATACATCACTGGCTTCTCCGTCAAGATCCGCCCATTCTCTGAGTACAGATATCATGCGAGGAGTTGAATCCACTACAATAGTGTCATTGGATACACTAATAATATAAGTTTCTAGCAGTGTGCCATCTTCTAGTTCAATGGCAAAATTGTCCCCGGCTTCGGGGATATCTTGTCTTGCTTCTGCCTCTGCAATGTACTTTTTTAGACTCATTACTTTGCCTTGTATTTTGTATATTCTTGGAACAACGATAAACCAAGATCGTTGTTCTCGGACATCACGCCCTGACGTTGATCTTGACGGTTAAACGGAGCACCAACAGTTTGACCGGTTGACTTAGGACCGTTTACGCCACCTGCCCAACGACGCATTTCTGGATCGTCTTCACCGGTAACTTCAGAGTCAGTTGGCCAATCGGGAGAATTTTCATCTACAATTTCTTCATCGCACCCGCAAGGTGTTTGTCCACATGTTTCGCATGCTTCTTGTTCCTGTGCTGGAAGTCCTGCTAAGTTTAATAACTGTGCTAGGTGATCTGCTGACTCTCCGTCGGCACTAACTGTAATAGACTTGTTCGGATTACCGTCTGCGTCTACAGTCATGTTTACACTGACGTTCATAGACTCAGAAATCATGGCTTCTACTTCACGATTTAAACTGTCGTAGATACCTTTACCAAAAGTAAAGCCGCCTTTGCTGCTTTTTGGGGCAGCAGCAGAAGGAGCAACGCTGCCAGCAACTGTTGTTTCTTCGACTTCTTTGGTCTTTTTAACTTTTTCTGGTAGGCCTTTGTGCTTAGTAGCAGCAAAATCTTCAGCATCGGACTTTTTCATTGTCTTGGCTACTTTAGCAACTTCTTTGCTAGCAGGCTTTTCGCCTTTTTGTGCAGCGTGGACCATACCCATAAACTTTTGTTGCTTTTTGCTTACTGCTTTTTCTTCTAAAGGAGTAACACTGTAACCACATTCTTCGAGAGCAGCAATTGCTTCGTCAATTTCTGCACGAGACATTGCTTTTTTCTTACCTGGCTCTTTGTCGCTTAGTTTGTGTTTAGTTACAGCACCTTTGTGTGCAGGTAGTTTAACCTTGCCAATGCCAAATGCAGACCAGTCTGGCTTGAGTTCTGCACCTTGCTCTGTGTCTGTGGGCTTTTTAGGACGACCGCGACCACGTGGTACTTCTGGCTTAACTTCTGGCTCGTCGTCTTTTTGTGCAGCGCCACCATAACGCTTGCCAGCAATCTTACGAGCAGCAGACTTCATTGGCTCTTTACGATCGCCATCCTTGTCAAGGTCTAAGAAATCAGGTTTAGATTTTTTGGCTTCACGAACTTTTTCCATATCGCCGTCGCCATCGAGGTCGGCTTGTTTTTTACCAGCGGCACGAGCCTTGGCTAGATTGCCAGTAAACTTATTACCTTCTTCCATGTCGTCTTCAGACATTGGCTGTTGTCCAGCAGTAGTTGGGTTTGTTTGTGCAGGCTTTTGTTGTGTAGGAACTTTGCCTGTTTGAGGAACCCCGGCTTTTTTCTGCAAGTCTCTAATCATGGCTTCGTCGTCGCCGTGACCAAGAACATTCAATGCTTTTTGTGCTGCTGACTTTACTGTGTCTACAAACCCTTCTTCTAGATCTTCTTCTTTACGTTTACTGTTAGCACGTTCATTTAACTGGCCGTGTGTAGTCTCTGGTTTGGCGCGAATAGCGTCAAGAGTTTTGTTTAAGTTATAGAAAAATGTCATTTAAATTATCCTCGTGGGTTGCGACCTGTGGCCGGCTTAGGTGGACGCTTGACTGTGCTCATAGGGCTTCTAACACCTTGTGGCAAGTCATTTGTAGTTTCTGCTGGTTTTGTTTTTGCGCCAGCAATAGTAAAATCACTGCGGTATGCATTTTTAAGAACTGCATGGTCGTAAGGGCCAGTTGCATAATCTTTGCTAAGTGCTTTTTGTTTAGCATCCGGCGCAGGAAAGTCAGTATCAGTTAACAAGTCTTTGTTCTGATCTTCGATCTCAGAGCGCTCATCTTGATTGTTTTCGCTGTAGTTCAGGGTCTGCATTAACACTCTATTAGGATCCATGCCTAGTAATTGTGCAATTTGTCGAATTTGAGCATCGATAGCAGGATAACGGAATTCTACATCTACTGTAGATACACGTTCATTGCTATATGCCGGAAAGTCTGGAGTACGAGCCTGTATAGGAGTAGTTTTAATATCACTAACTTTAACAGGATCAAACTGTTCTAACTTTGCTTTAAATGCTTTTAAAAATTCGCCCGGTAAGTCACCAGCGAATTTGATGCGATAAGAGTAGGTTCTTTCGCTTTCGATAAGATAATCTCTAAAGTGTTTCATGTCAGTTCCCTATACGATATTTATGAGGATTTATTGTTTTGAGATCTGCTGGCCAGCAGTCGTTCCAGCAAATCGTTGCGATTTAATACCTGCCCTTGTGCAGTTTCTGTTGGGCCTTCATCACTAACGAGATCTCGATCTAACTTCAGTTTTTTCATTTGAAGTTCAATCATCTTAAGTTTTTTATTCATCTTAGCCGTTTTTGCATTAAGCGCATGTCCTAACATGCTGCTAGCAACGTTAAAAATTTCACTGGCAAATCTGCTGTCTACTTGCATGCCTAAGTCTGATAAGTCGTTAAAACTTTGTTTAGCCAGGGCAGCAATCTCATCGAGTTCAGCATCCGATTTATCCACATCAGACACTTCGGCTAGTGCAGCGTCTATTTTGTCAATGGTATTATCAACTGTGGAAATAATTGCTTCGGTATCTTCAACTGTTAGATTTCCAAAATCCGGCAGATCATCGCTGTCAGACGTGCTAGCAGGCAAGTCGAAAATTTCTTCAAGTTTTTTAGTCATGCCATATTTATGGGCTTATGCACGACCGTTATGAAACATTTCTTTTTCAGTGATGACTCGAAAATTTAGTCCTTGGCGCTTACACCATACAGAGGCAGCCTCCCATTTGGCGTGATTTACTGCTACAACTGCACGTTCTTGCGGCTTTTGCTTTTCAGTAATCATACTTTGTCCTGAAGGTTTAATTTCCACAACTTCTGCTCTAACTGTGTTATTTTTAGTTCTATAAACAACTAAAAAATCAGGAACATAGATGGTTTGCTTGCCTGTTAATGGATGTCTGTAAGGGATGTTAATGCTTTCGCTAGCCCACTGCAATACATGTTCGTTTGTATCACAGAATCGCATAAACGATAACTCCCAGCCTGAACGATAGCGTGGTGTTCCACGTCCTACATATTTGGCAGGATTTATAATTTGGTAAGAACCTTGTGCCCACTTAGGCATTACTGTCTCACGTTTCTAGCGGTCCAGTAGTTAGGTGTAGCAGGTTGTAACACACCTAGCAAAGTAGCATTACTTCTAACACTGTTAAAGTAGTAAGCAAGACTTGCAGTAAGTTGTGGTCCTGTAGTGCCTTGCAAATCACTTAATATAGTTAACGCATCGATACCGCTTTCTTGCGCAACTCTAAAAACAGCGACTGTAAAATTTTGTGCTTGTTCTGCTGTGTTAAAAACACTGTTAAAATAACTTAGTACAACATCGTACTCTTGCGATGGCACGTTTTCAGCATAGTTATAAAATTGATCGTAAATCCTAACAGTTTGATCAAGGTTAGGATTAATAGCATTGATAGTTCCCATGATTTATCCTGTTCGACCTTGATTTAGAATTTGTGTTGCTGTTGTACCTAGTGAGGTAGCGTTACCGCGTGTATCGCCCTTAGGCGGCGTTGGGAAGAATATACCATCTAGCACACCACGTTGTCCTGTGCCAGGGACACCGGGTGTACCGGGTGTGCCAATTACTGCTCGTTGGGCTGCAGGTAGTGCTCCTTTAGCAACGGCTTTTGCACTAGTCTTTACTTCTTGATTAGCAACGCTGGCTAAATCTTTATCTTTGTATGTGTTATAGGCTGCAATGGCTTTTTGTGCAGCACCAATGTAGCCAGCAACACCGCCAGATGCTAAATCTTCAGCAATGCCTACACCAGTGTCAATTAATCCGCCTTGTCCAAATACTGTTGCATTGGTTCCCGGACGAGTAATTCCACTTATTAGTGTGTCGTAGTAACTAGGATCAGCAAATCCAACTGCGTTAGTATCAGGACGTACATCACCAATTGCACCTGTACCGTACTTGACAGTTTCGTAACGTATAGTCATACGATTACTCATTGTGCCATTGCTTTGGCTGTAATCATATGTGTCGTGCTGCCATTCAGTGATCAGCGGATTGATTAAAATATAACTGGCCCACTTGTGCTGGTTAAAGCCAAAGATTCTAATATCCTTAAAGAAGGGCAACTTTCCTGTATTGCCAACACCAAATATGTCAGCACCGTCGGTATAACTTTCGCCAATATAACCCCAGTCGTTGACTGTGCGTGTATTGTCGTATATGTCACGGCTGTTATAACTAAATCCGTTTGGTGTGCCAATCAATGGTCCAAGGCTTCCATTATTATTAGCCAAGTTGTCGTACTTCTGACTAGGATCTTTATAGTAGTAAGAATAATAACTGTACCAGAAATCACGTATTAAATCGCCGCCATCGTCGTGAAACTCAAATTGAACTGGTTGATAGTCAATCTTTGTTTGTACCAGGCGCTTACGATTGTACTGATTCATTTGCTCTACACTAATATTGTAGTTAGGCAATTGAACGTTCTTTACCATTAATCCAATGGTAGCAATTTCTTGATTGTTAGCAAACGCTGTTCTTAACGCAGGTACGTAAGCAGTGTTTATTGTAAAATAAACGTGAAATAGATACTTATGGCGAGGGGCAAACTCGTAGCCGTTGGTTAAAAAGGTTTTAGCGGCGTGTTCGTAGTCTGCTACGCCTTCAACGCCGCTAAAACCTTTTAGGTTATAGTTTTGTCCAAATGCCATTGTGCAGGCCTATTAGGCTACTGTACTAGGTCCGGTTGCTACTGTACCCAGTGTTCGAGTAATTGGCGAACCAACACCATCAGGCTGACCGCTAGCAGAGTTGATCTGCATTGCATTGTCGTAAGTGATAGTCATTGCAACAGTTACTGGTTCACTAGTACCATAGTTCATGTCGCCGTAGTTTACTTCTTTTAGATAGCAACCATACATCTGCCATTCTTCAAGAACAACTGGTTCATTTGCTCCGTTGCCGCCGTCTAGAACTTGTAGTATAGTTGTAAACTTATAGTCAATACCAGATGCTGCACTGGCTTGTTCGGCAAAGTCTAACTGCTTCTGTAACTGTTCGCCAACTAGACGAGTAATTTGTCCACTAGCATCATCACGCAAGGTGCATGTAACGTCGTTCCAACTATGCTTGCCTGCTAACTTAACAGTTGAGTTGTAAATTGGAATTGCAATTTCTTCGAAACTAACTGTAGGACGATTAAAGTCCATTACCTGCTTGGTAATTTCTGTAGTAGGCGATGCACTGTTAGATGTGCCGAAGCCGTCAAAGGTTACTCTGAATCTATATTTGAGTTTAGGCATTAACAAGCCCTGAGTCGATTGACTCTGGTCGCTTGCCAAAGGCACTGTCATTTTTGTTAATGATGCTACTGCCATGTTATATCTCCTGTATATGTTATTTATACTGTTTCAGTCGAGAAAAAAATAGGGTCTGCGAGGACCCTATTTTTGACATAAGCCACTGTGTGCATTAGGCTGCAGAGGCTACTGTGCTTACACCGCTTGCGATTTCACCAGTGTTCTTCAAGCGTAGTGGAATATAGATAAATTCAACTGCTTTAACTGGTTCAATAGCAATATCAACCCACAATTCATTGCGATCAATACGTGCAGGTGTGTTGTTAGTCAAGTCACAAACAACTAGGTAGTCATAGACACCGCGCTTGTTTACAAGATCAATCATTAGCGAATTAACTGCGCTGCTGATTTCATTGCGTGTGATTTGATCGTTTGGTTCAAACAAGAATGTCTTACCAATTTCTTGCAAGCGGTTACGAACATAAGCAACTAAACGTGCAACGTTAATGCGATCCATTGATGTAGTTGCACTAGTCACAGTCTTGTTACCAAAGTTAGTAATACCTACGCCAGGAACAAACGTAATTGGGTTAATGTCTAACTCATATAGTGTGTCTCTTAGACCTTGATTTACACCTAATGTAGTAAACTCACCTGTAGTTGCATTCACGTAACCAATACGTAGAGCATTATCAATTACACCACGACGTGTACCTGCTGGTGCTAACCATGGATAAGCAACTTCGTCGCTGCGTAAAATTGTGCGCAACATCATGTGACTTGGCGGCTGTACTACGCTGCTACCACTTAGATCAGTAGTTTGGCAACTTGGATAGAACACACCTAGGTATGTGTCACTGATAGTCAGACCGTCACCACTAGGATAGCCTGCGCCGCCGTTGTCAGACGCCCAAGAACTAATTTCTGTACCTGTTGGACCTAATCTCAATGGTGTATCACCGATAACAAACGCTGTGTTGTTGCGATCGTTATTGAGTTGAACCATATTAGGAATAAGTTCAGGATACTGTGGGCAAGCCATTAAGTTAAATTGGCGTTGTTCTTCACGAATGTCAGTAGAACCATCAATGCCGGCTTTTAGTGCTGCAACAATAATTGCTCGCTGCGCCTGACGTCCCATGTATGCACTACCGTCGGCTTTGTTACCGCTTTGTGTGACCCAAGCATTAGTAACTGTAGGTAGTGTATCATCGGGGAAACTATCTGCATTGAAGTAATCAACTTGGAAACTCTTAACGTTGTAACCACTGCGACGTGTGTTGAATAACAACATACCTTGTGGGTACAATGCAGGATCAGGAGCGTCAAGGTCGACATAATCGCTAATTAGCAAACTAGTAATAGTCGGAATAGCATCGCTAATTGGATCTGTTGTGCCGTTTGGTGCCCAACGAGCATCAGCAAACAAGATACCGTTTTCTGTAGTTTGGTCAGAGGTAACAATCTGTACCCACTGATCAACACTGTTTACGCTTTCCCAACGATACAATGCTGGATAGTTTTCTAAGTCGCTTGTATCGATCCATAGGTCACCATATTCTAGTGCACTTGCAGCAGCATCAGTTTGTGTAGTTGGTGCAGTAGCACTGAAAATCGGTCCGGCAGCATTAGTCAATGTTAAATCATAACCACGAACATCATTGTCTACCATTTGGTAACCTTGCCAAGAACCGTTGTTCTGGATCATGATGTCTGCTTGATCAATTGCACTGTAATACCATAGACGTCCGTCAGCAGGATCTTGATTTGGTGCAGTAGTGCTGGCTTCATAGGTAAACCATGGAGTGCTAGCAAAGTTTGCTAATATTAGAGAACTACCAGAACCTTGAATAACGCCTTGTACGTCTGTATTAAAGCCAGCAGCAGTCACTGGAGTACCAGATACGTTAGTTAATGTAATGAATCCACCTTGAGCATGTCTAAACACAATGTAGCCGTCGCTATCAATGCTTGCGCTTACATAAGGAACAGCAGCAGAAGAAACAGCAGCAATAAAGTCAGCAGCAGTACTACCAGATAGTGTTGCTGTGCCTGTATTTAGAGTAGTTGTTCCTGCTTGGTTAGCACTAATAGTAAACGAGTTGCCAGAAGCAAATGTGCCAGGTGTAGAATCATCGCCAGTTACAACTGTTGCACCAGTAGCATACTGTTCAAAAATTCTTAACTGTGCAATATCAGGATCGGCATATGTTGGGTTGTATTGTGCCCAAGTTGCGCCGACAGGGATGTTGTAGCCACCACCAGAAGGATCAACAGCGTCAATGTATTCAATGTCTGTGCCATAAATTGGAACACTTTGTTGTACCCATGTACCTAGTGTGCTATTGTATTTTTTCAATACTAGATTAGCACCAAGGTTTACGTTGTTAGTTTTTTGCCATACAGAACCAGTTGGTTCTGGCTTAACATCAGTGCTTCTCCAACGTGGTTGATTGTAGTTTGCACCAGCAAAGAATGCAGGAGCATAGTAAGGAGAAAGGTTAGATCCAGTTGGGTTAGGTGTAATACCTAGTGCAGTTAACGGTGTTCCTGTGCCATTTTCAATGATTACAGCACCTTCGTCGCCTGTAGAGCCGTCGGCAGTAGCAGTAGAGTCTGCATAAATTACTAGTTTACCACTAATTACACCGGAATAAATTCCAGTAATTGCAGCATCATTAATAGCATCAGATACTTTATCAACTGTGTTATTTGGCGATACCGGAACAGTGATTGTCGAACCGTTAATCAAAAAGGTATTTCCAGCAGTTAATGTTGGAGAGGCGTTAGTGCCAGTGATTGCAGGCCATGCTGTTTTCCAATCGTCACTACCAACTAGTACCCAGTTATTGTATAGGTCTAGTAATGTAGACGAAGACGAATAACTTGCTGTTGCGCTATAAGTGTCGGTACTAGGACCGCCGCGCTTGTAATACATTGGATTGTTTACAGTTACGCTTGTTGCGGCTGTAATTGCATAGTCACCAATAGAGCCAATGCTTTGTAATGGTACAGTTGACGATGTTACAAGATCGTCTGTACTTGTAATCACATTTGGTACATAGTTAGTAAAAGCCGCAGTAGTTTGATTCCACTGGAAAATACCCCAAGTTGAATTAGCAGTATCTAACCAATAATCGCCATTGTCTGGATCGCCGGTTGGACGTACTAGAGTTGCAGTTAATTCACTTAAGTCAATATCAACACGTTGTACATAACAACGATTTGTAACACCTAATGCTGAATATGCAGCCAATAGACCATATTCGTTAAGTTCATAACCGTTAATAGGTGTACCAGCAGTAGTTTTGTAAAAGAACGGAACGCCAAAAGTGGCACTTAAATCTCGCTGACTGGTGATTAAATAAGGTTTGTTTGCGTTGGCTGCTAATGTACCTGCGGCAACGCCAGTTCCTGTTCCGGAAACTTTATTTTGTGCTGTTGCAATTAGTACATAAGGAACCGAATTTGTGGCAGCAGGAATATATTGACTCTCGTCAATTACTGTTACTTCTACGCCGGGTGATAATAGTGCCATAGTAAATCCTTTTCTAAGCTGTTAATATTTAGCGGATTAACCAAAAAGAAGCCTGTATGCCTGCCCTACTGGGTAGGTTTTTGATAAATATTTGTCAAATGTTTAGACCTTTATGCTTGGCTTGCAACCAAAGACCACGGGCAATTGCCTATCACACTGATACAAGAACGCAGTACAGACGCCTGTGTGAGCACTGCATTAAAAAGAATAAAAAAATTAAGGTGCCCGAGCCACGCTGGAAAGCATCCGGCTATAAGAAAAAACCCACATGTGACTTATGTGGGTTTAGAGCAAGGTATTCAGCGCAGTTACTGGTATTTCACATCGACGGTAATTTACACAACACCGACGTTCGTAATCTAAAAACTATATGCTTGAATTGTGTAGAGGAAGTCAAACGGAGTGATTCTGTTTGGAAGTCTGGAGACCTTGAGCCCGACGCTTAATCAACATGTTGATTAGATTGTTAGTGTTATGTCGCAATTGCTCAACAGTACCATTATTGTCAATTACATAGTCAGCCATCCAAATTTCTAAACTCATGCTGCTTGGATCTTCAGCAGGCAAATGGTCGCTACGATCTACCCAAATAGCATAATCAAAAACACCTGTATTGCGCATAGCGTGGAATTCTGCTTTGTTTCGCAAGCCACAGTAAATGTCATTTTCTGCAAAGATTTCTCGCCCAAGACGAGCATGATCGTCTTGACAATATGCATGAATCATGTCGTACCATTCTGCTCGATGATTATGCCTATCTTCGAAACATTCTGTATAAGTGTTGTATCCGTACTTGAGTTTTAGTTCATTGTAAATAAATCGTTCAGCACAAAAATCTGAACTAGATCGGAAACTAAACCCGTGATCCTCACGTAAAATATCGCATACCGTATCTTTGCCGTGGCGTGCATTGCCAATTACTAATAGTTTAGGTAGGGTCATACTAATTCTTTTACTTTTAAATATTCTAACGCATCGTGCAAAAGATCAATCTGTCTGCGGCAATCTTCTAGTGCATGGTGGCTGGCAGGATATTTGTTAAGGCCTGGAACTAATCCATAAACTGTCCTAGCATCTCGTATTTTGTAATACTGCCATGGTAGTGGTAGCCCATAACTTTTATACGCATGCTCTAGGATGTTAGCATCGTACGTCGGCCCATTCATCCAGATACGATTACATTTCCAGCAAAGTTTATGCAATTCTTCTAGTGCTTGCTTCAGTGGGATTCTGTTGTCTTCGGCAAATGCTTCTGCTTGTGCTTCTTTTTGAGTTGCCCACCAGTCAATCGTTCCTTGCTCAATTTTACGATCGTCTTGGCTTTCTAGTGTAACTCGGGCATAGTATTGTTGTTTATAATAGCCGCGAGTAAAGGGATCAAAGCATTGTGCTGCGATTGTTAAAATAGTAGCGTCGGGTCCTGTTGCAAGACCCTCGATATCAATCATTGCGTCCATTTTGCTATTATAGCAAAATTATGCTTGTAGGTCAATGTTAAAGGCTAGTTTAACCCATTCTTTCATTGCATTCCTTGTTGGGTGCAATTGATCGGATTCTAAACGATCTTGTTGCTGCTCTGCCCACTCAAATGCTGTTAATTCCGTGTTGATTTTTTGCCAATCTACTAGACTAAAATACGGAGAATTTTTATTAACAGTACCAAAATAATGTTCGTGTTTAGTTTGGATATAATCAGCAAACGGATTGTAGATAAATCCCATTTGATAGTCAACACCTAACCGATCTAAAAGATTTTGTGTGTTTAGTATGTTTAACAAACTAATATCAGTTAGATACACAGAATCTGCACCTAAATATTGAGTTTTGAAAATTTGTCTTATGTCTTGCGGGCATGCTTTATCCCAGGTCCACGACCCGGCTTGACCGCCCGAATGATACCAAATTGTTCTTCCCAATGGTGTACAAAAACTATACCTAGGGGTTCCTTCCCATGCACCAGGAAATGTTTCGTGTAGATCTCTAGTGATTGCTGTGTCTAATCTATTAATTCCGGTCCAGATTACAATCACACGATCATAATTATTTTGAGCACATTCGTATGCTACCCTGGCAGCAATTGCTTGATTGCCTGTGCCCGACGTTGCTCGAACACTAATATCAGGATTAAGTTTCCAATTGTTTGGTTTTTGCTCTCCAAGAGTACTGCAAAAACTGCATCCAACTATCAGTGTCTTCAAATTTATCCAATAACCCAGGTAATAGGCTGAGAGCCGTCGACGTAAGTTTTAAGTTGTTCAATTAGTGCGTCCATTTGTACTTGTGCTTCTGCTTTCATAGCAGTGCCATTTAGACTGCCGCCGCCCTGTGGACCGGCAATAGTTGAAAACTTTTCACGGGCTTCGCCAATCATAAACTTACAATTTGCAACCATATAATCACGAATCCACTGTGATGTTTGATAGTGGCCTAACAGTTGAAATTCGGGTTTTAGGTTGTCTGTCCATAGCAGTACGTTTTCGCCTGTTCCACGCCAATCACGGCTCATTTGTAGTTTTTTGGTCACTGGGTTCCAGGTATAAACTACAAACTGACCAAACATGCGCCCGGCTAATTCCACGTACTGGGTGTAATAATCGTATGTAGCAAGACCACCTGCTACGTTAAAGTTCATTAGATAAACGTTTAGGCTTGCCTGCGTAAACGGATCAAAGTTAGTAGCATAAGGACCTTGGCTGTTACCAAAAGTTCTACGATAAATTTGTCTAACGTTAATAACTTCTTGCGGGAGTGTATAAACGTCTACGTCTTGTACCAACTCTAAGAAACTAAAACTTTCTTCGTATGCATTTTGAGCACGTTGGCGATAAGTGCCAATTGTCTTTTGATAAGCAGCCTCGTAGTGGGCAGGGTCAAGTTCAACATCAATCATGCCACTGCCTAGTTGCAGTTGCACATAATTGATTAAGTCTTGTTTGAGAACTTGTAGGGTATTGTCAGCCATTGGGGATCTCCGTCCCCTTTATTTACCAGGCACGTAGCACCATAAGGTTCTCAGTTCCACGCCCGTTCCAGGCAGTTTCTGTGGCTTTGATATCCTTGTAGGCTTTACGTGCCGCTGGCTTGCCTGCTGTTAGTATAGGTTTGAGTTGTTCTGCTGGTTTACGCAGAGTCTTTTGCTGTGTTTCCACAGTGCTAAACCCAATCACAGCATTGTTTTTAACCGTAAACACCTTGGCATACTCGTCGGCTACAACGTGGATCAGTTTGCGCTTTTTAGTGTCGTACAACCAGGCTTCGCTCTTGTCCACTAGTTGTGCAGCCGGGAGACTCTTGAGTTTGAGTTCAGCAAATTCGGCACAAATCTTGAACTTAGCAGCCTTTTTCTCTGGCGGCACTGCTTTAACTTTGCGTGGCTTGCGTTCAACCTTTTTAATCTGCACGTAAGAACCGCAGTCTGCAATAACTTGCTCGCAGAACTTGATAATATTACGCAGTTGGATTTTGTTGTAGTTGCTGTATGCCTCTACCAGTTGGGCGTCTCGACCTTCTTGAACTGCTGTAAACTCGTCAAGTTTGTGCTGCCAAATACCGGCAATAGTAGATACCATTTGCGGTGCCACATTCATACCTCGGATAGTAGCAATAGGCTTCCAGTCTGCGGACATTTTGGCACCCGCGGCCACAAAGTCGTCAAACAAACCGTCCAACTCCCCTGCGCACTCGCTAACTTTTTCACGCAATCGATCTTGGATAGTAACTTTGGGCTGGGTGTCTTCTGCTGTGTCTGATTCCTTTTTTGCTTCTGCTTTGATAGCCAGCAGATCAGCAATCAAGTTGTCTAGTTTAATTTGTTCGTGTTCATTAAGTTGCAGTCCCATAAGGGACATACGGCACAACCAACCTGTGGTTAGTCGCACTTGGCTGTCTGACAAACTGCGAATTTGTTTGGCTTCCTTGGCCTTGTTTTGAGTTTCAAGATATGCGCACACGAAATCTTTGGCTTCTTTTTTGCCATAGAAGTAGTTGTACCAGTTAAATGCTCGTGTAAGTTCAGCAAAACGGTTTTCTGT